GCTCTTCCGATCTTTCTTCGGCAAACAAATCCATTGCTTCATACATTTCTGCAATCTCTGGATCTTCATTGCCTTCTTCAGATGCCATGTAATCCCATACAGTAACCAACATTGATTTTGCTACTGCAATCTTTTCTTGGCACCACTCGGGCAAGTTGTCGCCTTGGTGTATCAGACCATCTAGACCGTCCACAGCACGTTTCATTGTTTCAATGTTGTTGTCTGCCATGCCCGCTTCGTCATCGTATTCGCCGTTGAAAACTTCGTCAACTTTTTTCTTTTTCTTTTTAGCAATAGCAATAGCCGCTTGTTGTGCAGGATTGGCTGCTTCGTCAAGTTCAGTTATTTTCATTTCTTTATCCTGTAATCCAAGTATAAGGTTGTGAGCCATCAATGAAGCGTTTTAATTCTTCTTCAAGTGCATCCAGTTCAGCTTTGGCTTCTGTCTTTAGTGCGGCCCCATTAAGTTGTGTACCGCCTTGAGGGCCAGCAATTTGAGCAAACTTTTCACGAGCTTGGCCTAGCATGTCTTTGGCCAGGGCCAGTGCATAATCTTGTAGCCACGGGTATATTCTTTCATCATTAAACAACATGCTGTCAGGTTTACGATTGTAAACCCATAGCAAAACTGTTTCTGCAGGATCATCATTGCCTGCACTATAAATGTTGCACTTGCCCAATTCAAAGCCTGTTACACTTGTTGCGCCAAGAGTGCCTGCGGCTGTTACTGTAAAAGTCTTTCCGTCATTGCTCTTGGTCAATACTGTGTAATAATTATTATAACCAGGAGTTGGGCAATTGATAATGCTAATTGGACTTCCGGGTATCACTGAATCCCAAGGATCACTCATAGTGAATGTAATTATACTGCCTGCGGTCAATCCTGAAGAACTTAAACTTTGCATACGTTTGTAACTGTGCCCTGCATTAGGAACTTTCCTAACCAAGGTTAACCTTTTGCTCACTGGGTTCCATGTAAAATTCAAATAGCCACCAAACATGGTCATTGCTAGTTTCTGATATGAAGCAAACATTTCATAGTTAGCCAAGCCGCCAACACGGCCTGCTTGTAACATATAAGTGTTTAGGTACCCGCTGGCAAATGGTTCAAATTGACTTGCTGTTGTGCCTGTTACACTACCAATGCCCCTGCGGAACACTTGTCTAACTGTCATAATTTCACGTGGCAGTATATATTCTTGGGTCTCTGGTAGCAGTTCTAAAAACACATAGCTTTCTTCTTCTGCACTTTGAGCACGTTGACGATAACGATTTAGTGCGTTATCAATTGCAACGTGATAGTGGGCAGGATCTAATTCAACATCAACCATACCATCACCTAGTCGTAGTCGAATATAGTCTTGGATATCCTTACGCTTCATTGCGTTTGAATTGACTGCTGTTTCGTCATAGGCAATTTCGCCTGGACCGCCTAAGCTGTCTGCCGATATTGCTTGCCTATTGTTTAATCCTGGCTTGAGTGTGGCCATAAAAATCCCCGTATGCTGTATTTAGCACACAGGGATCATACTAGGGTGCGTTAAAGCACACGCAACAACAACGTATCCTCATTACAACGTCCATTTAATTTGGTTTCTGTTGTTTTGATACTTTCCATGTGCTTGCGGATTTGCACTTTGGTTGTCTTCATAAACTCAGCCAGTTGCTGTTCGGGCTTACGGAGTGTTTTTTGCACACTTTTTGTTTCGTCAAAGTCCAGGATACTAGTACCTTTTACACTCAATCCAGTTTTGTATGCGCCCGGAACGTACTTGCCTAATTTACGGGTCTTTGTGTTGTAGACCCAAAGCTCTGTTGCACCCACAATATCCTGTGGGTTGATACTCATCAACTTGGATGCAGGGTCTTGCTTGAGGTACTTGAGTTTGGCAACCAATTTTTCTTTAGTTGGACTCTTTTTAACACGAGCTTTCTTTGTGGCTTTTTTAACGCCACGGTACTGATCTACTGCTTTTTGCAGTTCATCAAACCAAGCATAGATGCGTTTGTAGTCAGCGGCCTTGAAGTGCTTGTAACCTTCAACCAACTGCTCATCTTCCTTGGCTTGTGCTGACTCAAATTCAGCACGAGTCTTTGTAAATGCAGTTTCAATTTTACCTAGCTGTCCTTGTGGAACATTTTGTGCAACCAGGAAGTCGTAAGGCTTGAAGCTGATGCCAGCGTTTGTTACTGCATCATCAAAGTAGCCTTCAAGTTCACCAATGGTAGCACTTGTTTTTTCATTCAAGCGGTCCTGAATAGTGGGCTGTCTAACCACCGTCTTGTTCTCTACTGCAACAGGTTGGTCATCTTCTTCGTTGTATTCTGTGTATTTTTCAACTACATCTCGCACGGCTGTTTCAAGATATTGCAATGCACGAGGCTTGAGTGGCATGCCTTTGCCATGTGCGGCAATGATGCTACATGCTGTGATAGGAACCCAACGGCTTTTAATAACTTTGCTCAAGTCGCTTTTGCTAACTTGGAAAGCTGTTTGTTCTTGCAACCATTTAATCAAGTCTGGCTTGAGGTCCTTGACAGTGAAGTGGTAATTGTAGTAGTAAAAACTACGGCGCAGGTGGTGGTCAAAATCAGCGTCACTCATTGCAAGTGCCCGTTCTGTATCCCACTGAGGCTCACCGCCTGTGTATTTTTCGTCAGCAAGATGGGCACGGCGTACCGTTACTTTCTTTTTGGCAATTTTTACGCCTGCCACAGTTTTGCCTGTGTTGGCTTTTTTTGGTACAGATTTTGCGGGTGCTTTTGTGACCATGCTTTGCTCCTAAATTTTGATTACCCTGTAATTATACAATAAAACGGAAAAGCTGTCAACCGTGTTGCAAATGAGCTAACATTAGCCATTTTTCGTACTCTATAATACTTTCGTTTATACGTGTAAGTAGCTCTTGTTGCCGCGGGCTTGATTCTTTTCGGTTACGCCGCAATTCAACTTCTTCACTGCCCAGCTTATGCACTAAGTTTTCAATGCCACCTATCATGCGGGCTAGATCTTTGCGGCAATTAGCTGGCGCTACCTGCATTTGGTTACGCATTTCTGAACTAACAGGAGCCCAATCTAGAGAAGTTTGTATACGCATAGGAGTATTATAGCACCGTTTGGGCAGTCTGTCAATCTAGGTAAATACTGCAAAGAGGATCCAAAAATGCCCCGTTTGAGTTTATGGCGTGAAAAACACGGTAGCGACTACAAGTTTATTGATCGCCGTATAAGCGAAATGTTCACCATTGGCGGAACTGGTATTTTGGTACACAAATACTTGGGTGTTGACACAAGTGCAAATGATGGCACAGATGCCACTAAGCCTGCATACCAAAATCAAAGTGAAATGAATATCCAAGACTTGTTGTTTTTGGAAAACCGTGACCGCAAGTACGACACTGATGTGTACTCCATGCGTGGTATCTACCAAGTTGCTGACCAAGACTTTGACTTGCGTCAGTTTGGTATTTTCTTAGCACAGGGCACAACGTTCATGACATTCCACTTGAATGACATGATACAGTTGTTGGGTCGAAAAATTATTGCAGGTGATGTAGTTGAACTCATGCACTTGCGTGACTATCATTCATTGGACGACAGCGTTCCATTTGCATTACAAAGATTTTATACAGTAACCGAAGCTACCAAAGCCGCTGAAGGTTTCTCTGCCACATGGTACCCACACTTGTGGCGTTGCAAATTACAACCCCTAGTGGACAGTCAAGAATACAAAGATATCCTGGACAAACTATCTGGTAGCACTGATCCTTTTGCAGGCAATATTGATGCAAACACCAACCCAAGTATCGGGTCTGTTCTTAGTACCTACCAAAAATACATGGATATCAATGAAGCTGTTATCGCACAAGCCGAGATTGAAGTTCCTAAATCAGGTTATGATACCAGCAAGTTTTATACTGTGCCACTAAACGCAGATGGATCGCTTGCTGATCCAGATGGCACCAATGTTGCAGACAATGTAACTGTTGCAACTGATACACTAACGTCTGACGGTGGCGTGGCAGCTCCTACCAAGAAAATTCAAGGTTACCTAACAGGCGACGGACTTGCACCAAACGGATTAGATGTGGGTATGGGTATTGCATACCCACCGGGTGCAGTGGCAGGGGATTATTTCCTGCGCTTGGACTATGTACCAAATCGTTTATTCCGTTATGACGGTCGTCGTTGGGTCAAGGTAGAAGATAGTGTACGCACTAACCTAACACCAGGGGCCGCAGATAACAAAACACAACTAAGCACCTTTGTTAACAACACAGGTAATATCACAACTTCGCAAGGCAACGTGATAGCTTCGCGCACTAGCCTAAGCAAAGCATTAAGGGCTGACAACTAATGGCTGTTCAATTTTTCTACGATCAACAAATACGCCGCTTTCTATTACAGTTTAGCCGCATGGTCAGTAACTTTCAAGTGCAGTTTAGCAAAACTGATGCCGCAACAGGCCAGCTAGCATTACAAACTGTTCCAGTATTCTACGGTGATGCCAGCAGGCAAGCTGCCGCTATTATTAACAACAACAGCGAAAACAGTTTGCAAACTGTACCAGCCATGGCATTTTATATTTCTGCCATGCAGTACGATCGTCAACGTATGCAAGATCCTACATTTGTTGGCAAAGTAAATATTCGCGAACGACGTTACGATCCAATGACTGGCATGCAAACGCATGAACAAGGTGACACATATACTGTTGAGCGGTTGATGCCAGTACCTTACTTGCTTACACTTAAATTAGATATTTGGACCAGCAACACTGAACAAAAAATGCAACTGATTGAACAGATTTGTACATTGTTCAATCCAAGTTTGGAAATACAAAGTACAGACAACTATGTTGATTGGACCAGTTTGAGTGCTGTGCTATTGACCGATATGGTTTGGACCAGTCGTAGTGTTCCTGTTGGCACAGAAGATCCAATTGACATTGCTACTCTTACATTTGAATTGCCAATTTGGATTAGTCCTCCTGCCAAGATCACGCAAATGGGTGTTATCCAACGTATTGTTGCTAGTGTATACGATGGTGATGGTAACATCGACAAGAACATTTTTGACCCAGACAAACTATTGATCCGACGTAGTTTAACTATTATGAACTACGGAGTAGTTCTTGTTGGCAACAAAGTTAGTTTGCTCAAGTATCAAGAAGCAATTAAAAACAACGACATTGGCTCAGCCGATGTAGAAATATACGAACAAGGCAAAGACGTATGGCGTAGTGTAATCAACGAGTATGGCTTTTTACAAAACGGTACTAGCCAAGTTCGTTTAGAAATGGACGATGGTGCTGAAATTGTTGGCACAGTAGCATACGATCCAACAGATGATACAAAATTATTATTCAGTGCAATCAGTGACACTATGCCTGTTAATACCATGGATCCAGTTGATGCTGTGATTGATCCACACAAAAATACAGTAATTGAATTGCTATACGACAACAACGGCAACTATATTGCACTTGCTGGTACGCGATTCCTAATTCTCGACGACATAGATTCTGTAGAAAATACAGATTTCTCCAAAGCATGGAATCCCAATGGTTTTCCTCTTGTGGCCAAGGCTAATGATATAGTACAATACGATGGTACACGCTGGAAAGTAGTGTTTGCCAGCCAAAAAATCACTAGCATTAAATATCTAACCAATACTGCAACTGGTGTCCAATTAAAATGGACAGGCAGCGAATGGGTTAAAAGCTACGAAGGTTTATACAGGGAAGGTCAATGGAGAATAGTACTTTAGAAGGATGCGGTGCGTTAATTTATTGCAAAAGCACTCATCGTTATCTTTTTCTATTACGCAATTCAAACCGTTATCGTAACAGTTGGGGATTAGCGGGCGGCAAAGTAGAAAAAGGTGAAACTGTTACTCAAGCTCTACATAGAGAAATTCTAGAAGAACTGGGCGGCGAAATTGCTGATGCCAAGATACGCCCAATTGAAAAATTCACTAGTGACAACAAAAACTTTGTTTACCACACATTCCACATTGTTGTAGACCAAGAGTTTATTCCTGAACTCAATCACGAACACGATGGCTACTGCTGGGTGCCGTTAGAAAAGTATCCAAAGCCTCTGCATCCTGGCGTTTGGCGAACATTCAAATTTGAAGCTGTGGTTAATAAAATTAAGACCTTAGAGCAAGTGATTTAACACACGCCTAAGTCTGCTTCAATAATATAATCATTGAAACTAATTTGTCTAAAGTTTGGCAGTCGTTGCCAAGTTGCTGGACATGAATAGCTAGGAGTAGATGCTACACGTACAAACTCTACTTCATTGTAGGTTGTCATTATGTGTTCCATTGCCATAATCCAGTAATCATCGCTATAGTTTTGATGTATGCTAGCGTAGCCATTGGTGTCAGCATATATGTTATTGTTGTAATGCTCACCTGCACTATTATCAAATCCCAGCAGGTAAATCTTTTCGTGCCCATCAAAGCAGGCCAAGTATGTAGCAACACTACCTGCATTACTTACATAGTCTTGAGGAATAAGATAAAAGCTGTTTGTGTATTTTAAGATCTTGTCGCTGTTGGCATACACAATATTTCTATCACAATAACCACTGCCTGCTATTTCATCACATATCTCGTTACCAACTGCAACCAAGAATGTAGGAGTAATGTCGCGGTATGCGGCATTGCAAGCGTAAGTCTGCATACTCTTAGCACCTAGCCTTCCGGCCAAGTGCGTCATGAGTAATTTAATTGGAAATGTTTTTCTTGAACCACCGTTGCCAATGATGGTGGCAATTTTGGAGAGTTGGTTGTTGGCTACTGCTGTAGGAACCCACTCGGTTTTGTAAAGCCATTCAGATCCTTGAAAAGCGGCCTCGGTGGTGATACGCTCACCACCGTAATTGGCCCTATAGATCTTGTTTAGCTTTTGCAACTTTAGACACCGAAGATAATCCCAACTGAGTCAACATAGCTCTTCGGAACAATGCTGTTTGCTGTGAACGCACTAGTTGGTGCAGATGCGTAGCTCAGTGTGCCACTAACTGTAAAGTTCTGAACTGTCATGTTACCTGTAAAAGTAGGACTAGTCAATGTCTTGTTGGTCAAAGTCTGTGTTGCTGTTTCAGTCACAACTTTAGCTACACCGCCTACCGCGCTGCCGTCATGAATAATTAGAATGTCTTTGTCTGTGTCGAGAGTTACTTCACCTAGCGCACCTGTAAAAGTTGCGTGTTGAACTGTAGTACCTCTACGTAATTGTACTTGTGCGGTCATTTTATGCTATACTCCCGTAATCTTGTTGGAAATTTGGTGCGTCGGTAATCAAGCCATAATCGGCTGTGAAGCTGTTGGTCGTAACTGGTGCGCCGTTAATAGTTACAATACCCTTGAAATCCCAGTTGTCTGGGCTTACCCATTGTCCGTCATATACGCTGATGTTGCCGTATACACCGCTTGGGCCAATGCTAATACCGCCGCCACGAGCTTGTGTCGAGCTTGCCGCGTTATTGGCTAGAGTAATGTTTTTGTCATTGGTTGTAATCTCTGTTGTGCCCACTGTAGTAGTATTACCTGCAACATAAATGTTACCGATAACGTACACATCGCTTAAAGCACTAACTAACCCGCCTACGTTTAGTCGTCCAACAACGCCAGCGCCACCTGTAACTACCAAAGCACCTGTTGTTGGGCTTATACTGGATGCACCAGCAATAGTTACGTTGGAAATCTGGGTAGCTTGACGTGTCCAAGTACCGTAGGTGGAGTTGTAGGTGTACAGAATGTTATTAACTGTAGCCTGTTGTCCATTAACTGGTGATGATGGAAATGCCATTTTTACCGTACCTTTTTCTTGTCAAAGTATTTATGCCAAACTCAAAATTACCATGTGTACAAGCCTGCACGTACCCAACTATTTGGTGCTACGCACACATACATCCAGTTGCCGTCCCAGGTGATTTCCCCAGTATTTCCTGGGCTACCCGGAGTAGCAGGGCTTTGTGACTGTGTAATTCTAAATCTGTCCACTTGTAGAGTGCCCGTTGTTTTGTCAAACTTAAAGTGGGCGTTTGCTCCAAAAGTGCCGTTGTCGTTAAATTGTACTTCTCCGTCACCTCCGCCAATATCGCGGCTTGGAAGGATAGCACGTAGCGGAGTAGAAAATAAATCTAACCAGTACTCATTTGTGCCGTCATTTACATAACGATACAAAATGTCTGTTCCGCTTTGATACCACATGTCACCATTGGTTGGACCGTTTGGCGGCGCTGGGCTTGTGGTAGTTTTAATACCACCGCCTTGGTAAATCAAGTTGCCACTTACTGTAAAGTCAGTAAATGTAATGTTTGGAGTAAATCCAATGTTGATTGTGTTGCCAGTAACGGTGGTGCTAATTTGGTTTGGTGTACCCACAATTACCAGGGTATCGCCACCGCTGATAGAACCAGTGCCAACGTTGCCCTGCAACCCGTATGTGGTGCTCACAGCATTGCTTGTGATACTTGTGATACGACCGTAATCATCTGTAACAATGGTCGGAATGCTAGTGGCACTACCGTAGTTTCCAGCTGTTACTCCAGTCTTGGTTAGATCCAATCCTAGGTCAAAACCGTTTGTGATGTTGGCAACAATGTTCTGTGTGTTGGCCACAGTGGTGGTCACAAAACTCACACCATTTGCATAGTAGTAGTTGTCGCTGACGATACCGTTACCAATCACATTGCCAATCGTAGTAAAGTCACCTAGCCCATCAAAGTTGCTGGTAATATTGGCTACAGTTGCGCTTGCAAAGTCAACCCAGTACTTGGTTGTACCATCATCCATGAATTGGTACAAAATGTCAGTATCAGTTTTGTACCACTGATCGCCAACTACAGGATTAGCAGGTGCTGTTAGGCTTGTGGTTTTACGTACACCACCTGCTGTGATGTTGCCTGTGATTGCGATGTCGCCGCCGATAGTTGCGGCGCCAATAACAGCCAGGCTTGCTACTGATCCAAAACCACCGTTGGCAATAATCAATCCACCAATTGTGGCAGTTGTACCTGTTGCTGTGATATTACCGTTTAGGGCAGTAAAGCCGTTTACAGACAAGTAAGACCCAGTTGCACTTAGGTTGCCTGGAACAACAGATAAGCCGCCAACTGTTAGTTTACCAGTTGCTGTTACGTTACCTGTTGCTGTGATACTGCCAGTGGTCAAGTTACCAACTGAGGTATCGCCTGCAATGCTCAATGTTGCGCCAGCAATGCTGGTGTTAGAAACTATTGCTTGAGCAGTAATTGTGTCTAGTGCAGTCACACGACCTGTTAAGTTGATGTTACCTGTTACACCAACACCGCCAATTACTACCACAGCACCATTTGTTTGGTTGGTGCTTAGTGTACCGCTTACAAATCCTACATCGCTACCGTACTGTGAGTTTGCCACAGTAATGTTGGCAATTGCCGCACTGGTGTAGTCAATCCAGTATGTGCTTGTACCATCATTTACATAAGTGTAATAGATGTCAGCGTCTGTTTTGTACCATACATCACCCACTATTGGGTTGGCTGGTGTACTTGTTTGTGCATACTTGCGTAGGCCGCCACCTGTGATGTTGCCTGTCACAGCTAGATCAGCACCAATAGTTGCTGAACCAATCACACCCAAACTTGCTACGTTTCCGAATGCACCGTTCTCAATGGTCAATCCACCAACTACTGCTTTTTGCCCTGTGGTAATTATGTTACCACCAACAATGCTGAATCCTGTGCCTGTAATTGCACCTGCTGTAGATGATAGACCACCTGCAGAGAAGTAAGCACCATTGGCAACCAGGTTGCCTTTTTGTACGCTCAGCCCATATGCTGTTAGGTTACCGCCAGCAACAACATTGCCGTTGTTTGTGGTAAAGCCAACGCTGTTAATATTACCAATGGCTACATCGCCAGCGGTTATGTCTCTAAATGACGCAGATCCAGAGCCAATTATTGTTGTGGCAAAAATGGTACTATTGGAAACAAGAGTTTGACCAGTGATTGTACCTTGAGCAGTTACTTGGCCAGTTAGGTTAATACTACCTGTAACACCAACACCACCAATTACTTGTACTGCGCCATTTTGTGGAGTAGTGCTCAATGTTCCAGAAACAAACGCAACATCTGTTCCGTACTGTGCATTGGCAGCAGTGATGTTTGCCACTGTAGCACTTACAAAGTCAACCCAGACATTTGCACTACCATCATTGATGTACTGATAGTACACATCTGTATCAGTTTTGTACCAAACATCACCTACAACTGGATTTGCAGGGTTGCTTGTTTGTGCATACTTACGCAAGCCACCTGCTGTGATATTTCCAGTGATAGCAACATCGCCACCTATTGTGGCTGAACCAATCACACCAATGCTTGCCAGTGAGCCAAAGCCACCATTGATGATTTCTAGGCCACCAACTCGAGCATAAGTTCCTGTGGCAGTTACGTTACCATTGCTAGTGGTAAATCCATACCCAACAATATTGCCAGCAGTTAAGTTTCCTGCTGTAGATGTTAGACCACCTGCTGAGAAGTAAGCGCCATTGGCAACTAGGTTGCCTTTTTGTACGCTCAATCCATACGCTGTAACATTACCACCAACTCGTAGTTCTTTTTGTAGAAGTACATTACCGTCGACTTGTGCATCGCCAACTGTGTAATTGTTTTGGATGGTTATTGTGTTACCTTGGATAAAGGCATCCAGGAACACATCCAATTGGCCTTGTACTCTTGCAAATCCATTGGTAATAATACTACCGGAACTGATCTGGCCTGTGCTCAAATTACCATCTGTGTAGATGTCGCCTGTGATACCTACACCACCTGCAACCGTCAATGCACCTGTTGAAGAACTGGTGCTAGGTGTGCCAGACACAATTTGCAAATCACTTACTGTGGCTGCATTTTGTGTAATATTTGCTACTGTGGCACTTGTGTAGTCAACCCAGAAACTGCTAGTACCATCGCTGATGTATTGATAGTAGATGTCACTATCAGTCTTGTACCAGATATCGCCTTGTACTGGATTTGCTGGTGCTGTGGTGCTTTGTGTTTTACGTAGGCCACCGCCCATAATATTGCCAGTGACTGTTATATTACCACCAATGTTTACAGATCCAATAACGCCCAAACTTGCCAGTGAACTGAATCCGCCATTGATGATTTCAAGTCCACCAATTCGAGCATAGGTACCTGTGCTGGTTATATTACCGTTGCTTACAATGAAACTGTATGCGTTGATGTTACCAACAGTGATGTTACCGTTGGTAGATGTCATTCCACCTGCGGAGAAGTAAGCGCCAGATGCGCTTAGGTTACCATTGCTGGTAGCAAATCCGTATCCAGTTATGTTACCTGTTGCAGTTACATTTCCATTGTTTGTAGTAAATCCGTAACCACTGACATTGCCAGCAGTTAGGTTGCCAACACTTGAGTCGCCTGCTACACTTAAAGTAGCACCTGTAATACTTGTGTTAGATACAATGCGTTGACCAGTAATGGTATCCAGTGCTGTTACAAGACCAGTTAGGTTAATGTTTCCTGTTACACCTACACCACCAATTACTGTCACTGCACCGGTTGTTTGATTTGTGCTTGTTGTACCGCTTACAAAACCAACGTCTGTTCCATACTGTGCATTTGCCAATGTAATGTTGGCAACAGTTGCACTGGTGTAGTCAACCCAAACGTTTGTGGTTCCGTCTGTAATATACTGGTAATAAACATCAGTATCGGTTTTGTACCATACATCACCCACAACTGGATTTGCAGGTGTACTTGTTTGTGCATATTTTCGTAGGCCGCCACCTGTGATATTTCCGGTTACTGCTAGATCAGCACCAATGGTTGCTGAACCAATTACCCCAATGCTTGGCAAACTAGGCAATGCGCCGTTTTCAATTGTTAGTCCACCTACTACTGCTTTTTGTCCAGTGGTAATAATATTGCCAGCGGTGATGCTAAAGCCTGTGCCTGTTACATTGCCTGCGGTAGAAGTTAATCCGCCTGCGGAGAAGTAAGACCCGGTAGCAGTCAAGTTGCCTGGAACTTGTGCTAGTCCACCAACAGTCAATTGACCAGTTGCAACAACGTTGCCGTTGTTTGTAGTAAATCCATAACCAGTGATGTTGCCGGCAATTAAGTTGCCAACTGCGGTGTCGCCTGTTACAGTTAGGGTAGCACCTGTGATGCTTGTATTAGACGCAATACGCTGACCAGTAACGGTGTCAAGTGCAGTCACGCGACCAGTTAGATTGATATTGCCAGTAATCCCTACACCACCAATCACAGTCACCGCACCGTTTGTTTGATTTGTGCTTAGTGTACCACTTACAAATCCTACATCAGTACCATATTGTGCGTTTGCTAGTGTAATGTTGGCAACAGTTGCACTGGTATAATCAACCCAGAATGAACTTGTTCCGTCTGTGATGTATTGATAGTAAACGTCTGTGTCGGTCTTGTACCAGACATCGCCGGTCACTGGATTTGCTGGTGCAGTAGTACCTGTGTACTTGCGTAGACCACCACCTGTGATGTTGCCAGTTACTGCTAGGTCTGCACCAATTGTTGCGGCTCCAACTACACCCAAACTTGTTAGATTAGTAAAGCCACCGTTGACGATTTCTAAGCCACCAACTCGTGCATAGGTACCTGTGCTGGTAATATTGCCATTGCTTACAATAAAGCTGTAGCCGCTGATATTACCAACTGTGATATTGCCATTGGTAGAGCTCATGCCACCTGCGGCAAAGTAAGCACCAGTAGCAGTCAAATTACCTGCGTTGGTAGTAAATCCATAACCAGCAATGTTACCAACTGATGAGTTGCCAGTCGACAATGTGTCAGATGTTAATACACCACCAACTGTGGCATTTTGAATCACTGCCAGAGTATTTGTTTGTAGATTATTATTTGCTGTGATGTTACCAGCACGTAAGTTACCACCAATGTCAGCAATACCTGTGGTATAGATATTACCAATTAAGCCAATGCCGCCCTGTACACGGATAGCGCCTGTTGTGGTGCTGGTGCTTTGCGTGTCTGTTGTGACCACAATATCATATGAAATTTGGCTACTGGTGATACTTGCATTGCTTACAGTAGCACCCACATAATCAACCCAAAACTTAGTTGTTCCGTCATTGATGTATTGATAGTACACATCAGTATCAGTCTTGTACCAAACATCGCCAACCACTGGGTTCGTTGGGGCTGTGTCTTGTGCATACTTACGCAATCCGCCGCCAGTGATATTACCTGTTACTGCTAGATCAGCACCAATGGTTGCTGAACCAATTACCCCAATGCTTGCCAGTTGACCAATGCCACCTGACTCAATTACAACCCC